CGCTCGTAGTCAACCTCCAGTACGAGAAGCTCGATGTTACTTTTGCGTCGGGCATGGATGCTGCTGGTCTCGGCGCTTGGATGGAGCGCGCGCTTGCTAACGGCTACACACATGCGATCGAGTGCGACGGCAAGGCGTGGGATGCCACCATGCAGCGTGAACACCTCGACCTCCGACTCGACGTTTACTCTGCATTTGGTCAAGAAGTCGTCGACTTCGTCGAACGCGGTTTCGCCGTCACCGGTCGCGTTTTTACGCGCGACGAAGGGTTCCTGTCTTATTACTTGTTCGGCACAGTGAAATCCGGCCACGGCGACACCACCCTCGGAAACAATATCGTCAACGCCTGCATATCCGTCGAAACGTGTGTGCGCCTCGGCATCGAAGCCTCCATTATCGTTGCCGGCGACGACCTACTCGTCATGTCGCGCACACGCGTCACTGCTGCGCAGTGGGATGCTCTTCACTCGACCTGCGGAATTCGCCCTGAAACCGCCGTCTTCGATGATTACCGCGATGCATCGTTCATCTCGGGTGTGTTCGTCCCGACCCCCACGGGCGTGGCCTTTTGCCCTAAGATCGGTCGGCTCCTCGCAAAGCTGGCATGGACCGTGAACCCCCCGCCGACACACCTCGAGGCAGCGTGGCGCCGCGGTGTAGCGCTGGGGCTCTACGGCACCGCCGAGCATCTCCCGATCATTCGCGTCGTTCTCCAACGGTGGCTGCGGAAGGACACCCCAGCCTATTTCACAGACAAATACGAACACTGGGCGTATCATGGCATCGCCCAGCCCCTCGACCCCGATCTCACCATGGACTGGTTCTGCAGCCGCTACCAGCTTACCAGGTGCCAAGTCGAGGAGGCTGAATCGTACATTCGTAGCCTCCCGATCGTCTGTGTCTACAAGCACCCCGTAATCGACCGCGTGCTTGAGGTCGACCTCGCCGATGCACCTGACCGCGCAACGGGCGACTGGACATGCCGCGCTTGACAATCGCGTGGCAACACATGTCCCACTCCGATGGTTCAGAACCTGCGCCGATGGCTCTCCTCTCGCGCATCCAATCGGGTCTCAAAGACTCCAACCTCACCCCCGAGCAGACCGGGTGGATCATCAAGGCGCTGCATCCGGCTGCCGGTAGTATTACTGCCGGTGGCATCCCCGACAGCAACTTCATCCCGAGTGTCCGCCAAGAGCTCCGCAATCGCACTGCCATCCCAACACAGGCCGCATCTTACGACTGTGCTATTATCACCGTACCAGGTGACGTCGAAACGTGTGCTTGGGCCGTCGGGCCTACGGGCACCAACTTCGGCCTTCCTGGCACCGTGTGGCACTGGATCCCTGTGCAACCCACGACGAAGTTCCCTGCTGGCACAGTCAAGGACGCTGCCGGAGTGCCGTTTACCGTCGTCACGCCGTTGGCTTCGTCGAAGCCGCTTGCGTGGCGTACGATGTATTCGAGCTTGACCGTCGAAGTCAGCGCACCCTCGACTGCCAACCAGGGGACCGTCGTCTCGTCTCAATTCGCCCTCCCCTATGCTGCTTATTCCTCCACCGTGCTGCCCGACGGGCCGAATAACATCGGCGCGTCGTTCGTTTATGTCGACCCCCCACTCTCCGAAGATCGCATGGTACAGATGGACCCCCGGGTTTACCAGGGGTTATCGATCGATGGAGTTTACATCCCACTCCGCCTTTCCGGGCCAAATCAACCCCTTGTACGGGCCTATCCTCCTCCTTATCCTATGTACGCCACCGGCGGCGGTCCTCTCACACCCTACCAAGCGCAGTATTATTCATCGCGCGTGGTCTTCCCCCAGGACATTGCTGCCTCTGGCGCCCCAACGAGTTGGTCAGAGATGGTCAATGGCAACTCAGCCTATGACAACCTCAACACCTCTGTCACAATATTCCGCGGACTCGACGCTCAAGCTGTATTGACAATCAAAACATACATGGGCATCGAATTTGTCGTCGAGCCTGACTCTCCCCTTGGCTCCTTCGTCACCAACCCGGCGAAGTATTCGCCTGTCGCCCTCGATCTGTACTATCGTATGGCGCAGGAACTCGGCTCAGCCTACCCTTCGAGGTACAACTCGTTGGGCATGCTGGCTGGGGTCATCAGTAGTCTGTTACCAAAGGTACTGCCTATTGTTGCTCCCGCGTTGCGCACGTTGGGGCGTAGTGCCGTGTCGCTCATTGCTCCCGCTCTGTCGGAGCCTGCCGCACCGCCTGCCCCAGCCCCTGCCCCTCCCAGGCAGCGGCGCAAGCAAAACCCCAGGAAAAC